TTTAAGGTATCGTCTTTACTAACCACCGCCTTTTGGGGGAACGTAAACGTCTCTACTTTGTTGGGTCTAACTGCCGCCATATGAATCATGTGTTCATTCTCAAGCTTTAACAAGTCAACCACAAACAAGTCATAGGGAACCAACTCGATCATTCTTGTAGAAGTTTTGCCGTCCACATCTTTCTCAGTCTTCTCGCAGTACACACCACCATTCTCTCCGTAACTGTAATTTCTTGGAGGTTCAGGTCTGTACACGGCGGGAGGCGCGTCAAAGATTTCTTCTAATTCCGCTTCTTCATTTAGACCAAATTCAACTTCTTCATCAAAATCTTCTACGGGCTTTTCTACAGGCGTGATTGGGATTATCTTGGCAGTATTATCTTTAGCTAGGGTTCTCCCTAATATCAATGGATTGGTGATCTTGCCAAAGTGTGGACATTTCCCGCAGATGCCGGGATTCTCACTGTCCATCTTAATACACGCATAAGGACCTTTAATATTTGCCAACTTCTGGCGCATCCGCTCTTCACTATATGGATGCATGGCGCTTAAACTTAGTGCATGTTCCTCACCATCTTCGCACACTTTTGTCCATGAAAGTAGACCACGCCAAATGGGTTCCTTGCCGTCTTCTTGAGCGTTGGCAATGTAGTCTTTGATCTGCCCACACTCTTCCATGAGAGGCGCAAAGAGACTCTTTGAATTTTCAATCAGTTTAACCGCTGATGCAGTCTTACGCTCAGGACGTTTGCCGGGCAGAGCTATTTCAGGAGCTTTAAATTCCTCTTTGATATGTCGCTCAACCCAGCTTTTAAAGTCATCAAAAGATAACGTGTCGCCAGAATTGAGCAACTTAACAGGACGTGGTGTGCCATATTTCTTTTTAAAGTTACTTGTTCCCGGTACTCGCAATATGCGTGCCGCATCGGCAGTAACCGTCATGTCAATATTAAGGTTCTCTTGTTTGCAAAGACGTTTAAAGTTCTCAGCAACAGGTTTCCAAACACTTACTGGGATAGCTTCGGTCAACGCCCAATAGACATGAAGTCCACCGCCAGAGCCAACAATGTAGGGTCGCCCCAACTTGTCCATGCTCGTCTTAACCGCAAAAGCGGCGAGTGCAAAGCCCGCATCCTTTTTGGTAGCGTAGCCATCCATGTCAATAAAGAAAGCCTTAATACTTTGTGCCGCTTCAGCTTTGCGTTCAGGTCTATCAAAAGTTGATAAAGCAAAAAACACATCGCATTCATTGGCATGCCAAGTATCTATTTGAGGAACAAGTTCTTCTACCTTATCAGCAAAAGCGTGTTCTTTGTTTTTTGTTAATTCTACGGCGCAGTACAACCCATTCCCCGGAGACGGAAGTACAGCCGCCAGAAATTCTTGCGGAGTCATGCGTATCCTTGGGTTTATTGGGGGAACAGTTCTTGTTGGTTTGGATCTTTGGGCGGAAATGTGTCCGCAGGGTTAAGTGCCGAGAACCTTCTTAATAATTCTACTTGTACACTTAATGGCAAATCAACTTGGTATGCAAGCACATCAGCGGCATAACGAATCAATTCAGAATTACTTAGGTTTCTAGGCGGAATGACTTGCATACTTTTCTCCACGCGTCTTCCTTGGTAGGTGACGTCTGTAATATTTTTAGGAGGGACTCAACAACTGGGCGGTATGCGACAAAGACTTCGCCACCATTAAACCAGTTATATACAGACTGGCGAGTTGCACCAGTAGCCCTAGCGATTTTTGTAACGGGGAACTCGAGATGGATCGCCCATCGCCCTAGTTGATTTCCTAGAGTCTTGGGCGCCTTCTTCACCGTTGCGATAACTTTCGGTGAATATGCCATTTAATCGTCCCAATCATCAATCGCTGAAGCTAAACTCGCCTTGGGGGGTACCGCAGGTGCTTTCTTCTCTTGCTTAACGACAACTGGCTCGTCGACTTCATCGTCTGCCACGACTTCTACCTTCGCCTTGGGTTTCGCCTTCTTAGGTGCGGGAGCAATGACTTCGTCCTCGTCCTCAGTAATCTCGGGTTCTGCTACCTTAGCGGGTTTTTTACCTTCAATCGCAATCGGAGGCGCAACTTTATCTACTTTTGTTACAGAGAATGTAATTGCCGCAAGTGCTTCGGGACTCTTACCTTTTTGTAACACAACATCGTATTCCTCTTGCTCTAACCACTTCATGGATTTAAAGAACAACTTAGGTGATTCTGCTTTGGTATCAAACTTCATACGAGTCACAACCATTTCAGGATCAATCTGTTGAGCCGCTAACCAACGAGCGTATGCTTTTAAAGGCATGTTGTCACCATCAGCATCGCCAAATACAGAAGCTCCAGGAACTGGCAGTTGTAACACATCGCCATTAATATCATTGGCTAACACTACCGCAACTCTGTGTTGGAAACGGCAAGCTTTTGAGTCACCTTGACCTGAACCGGCTATATTCTTTGCGCAATCTCTACAGTTTTCAGACTGACGATCTTTAGAATCAGGGCTAGATGTTTCACCATCAGCAGACCAACAATCAGGAGTTGTTGCATCTCCATCGTACGCTTTAGCGTACCAAATACGACTTGTCTTAGGTGCGGCATTAACAAACACTACATCAAGATAGCGCTCTTCAATGTTAGCAATTTCTTTCCCACTAGACATCAAACGGAATACACCGCCTTTAATAGATATGCGCTTACCAAAGTCTGCGCTTCCACCTAATGCCTCTGCTAATGCAGATTTACCTGTACGTTGTTTTGCAAACGCTGGGGCTTTAGCCCCATCAAATAAAGCAATATTGCTCATCTTTTCTCCTTACGTTGGTTTACGAACTGAAATATCAAACTCACTGTGTGAGTTCAAACCGGGGGGTAGTAGTTTGGGATTCTCTTCAAGAAACTTTGCCATGTTTGTTTGTGCAATACGTCTCTCAAAAAGATCAAGCGCATCATGTTCTTTTACGAACTCTTTAAATGCGTCCCAATCTGATGCGTTGTATCGTGTCTTTGTTGTTAACGATACTGTGCCATGATCAGTCTTTACAGACTTGACTCCGAGTGCAAGCATTCTATCTTTAAGTACTGACTTAACTTCATCTCGTTGAGCTTTGATACCCTCAATTTGATTTTCATACTCAGTAGTTAACTCTTGAATCCTCGCTTGCATTTTCCTATACACTTTTGCCAACTTATCCAAAGGGATCGCCGACACTTCATCCTGTGAATCGCTCATTTTTCTTCTCCTCTTTTTGTCTAATGTTTAACAATTCTACACCATAAAAATTTGTTTTACAACCTCCTTTTAATTATTTTTTACTTCGTGATCAAATAAAGCAGTTAACATTGCGTGATCGTTAACTTTGGTACTCATTGCTTTAAATAGCTTTTTCTCGATAGGGCTTGACTCTATGTGAATCACAGTGACCTTCTCTGCATCTTGTCCTTTACGATCTGCACGAGCGATACATTGTGTATACATTTCAACAGACATAAGGGGTCCAAAAAATACAACAGTATCTGCTTTGGTTAGGGTAATCCCGTGTGCCGTAGCTTGTGGTTGCATCACAAGAACTTTGATTCTATCTGTGGTTTGAAAGTCTTTAATGATCGTAGCTCTCTTACCCGCAGACACGTCACCATGAATTGTGTCCACGCCATAACCGGCTTTAGTAAGGTGTGCGATTATAGAGTCGATACTGGATCTGAACAACGCAAAAATAATAACCTTGCGTTCTGTCTCTTCTAAAATTTCTTCAAGCACGTTCAGTCTTGGTTTGGCATCGAACTCAACAACTTCTTTGTCATCTGTATAAGCGGCACCGCAAGATATTTGTAACAGTTTACTGACTGCAACACCGGCATTGACTGCGCTGATAACCTCACCCGCCGCTTTAACCATGAGTTGTTCTTTGAGAATCTTATAGTACTTTGCTTGTTGCGGAGACATCGGTACTTCACGCGTGACTGTAACCACAGGAGGCAAGTCCAAGCATTGCGCCTTTGTAAATCTTATAGCGGGTTGAAGTGCCTCGTGTACCATTTTTGTGGCATCAGGTTTAGGCGCCCATTTAAACATGGTCATCTTCTGCATAACTTTATCACGCCATGCAGTTTGGAATTTCGGCACACCATTTGGATTAACAAGTCTAGCTAAGCCGTACGCATCTACAGGAGACTGTGAAGCAGGGGTTCCTGTCATCATCCACAAATATGTATCGGGTTTTAAAACAAAGTTAAGTGCTTTCCATCTGCGTGTAGATGGGTTCTTGTATGCGTTGGCTTCATCAACAATAATCAAATCAAAGCGCCCATCGTTCTTTACTTCTTCGGCAATAAGTTCCAAGCCTTCGTAGTTGGTAATGACGATTTCATAATCTTGCTGAATCATTTCTATACGGCGTGTGGCTTTTGTATGGTGTGCGACTATAGCGGATCTGTGTAGGATACTGTTGCTGATGTCTTGCATCCACGCTGACTGCATGATAGATAAAGGACTGAGTACCAAGACTCTGCGCACGTCACCTTTTTGCATAAGATAATCAGCCGCCCATAATGCAGACAAAGTTTTACCTGTACCCGGCTCATTGAAACAGAACGCACGTCTATGGAGGGTTAAAAAAGCCGCCGTCTCTATCTGATGCGCCATAGGTTTGTAGCGACCAGGATAGTTGTAGCGTTTGGTTATAGGGGCGGGTACGTTTTTTACGCCAAGATTTTTAAGCACTCGTACTTCATCAAGCCCCCAATAGACGGCTACATTGTATATACCATCTTCTTCGCTGACGACTTTATGCTTAGGTATGATGCTGTATTTTTCAGGCGTGCGAGTACGAAACAAAAGCGCTTTGTTATCAATTATCTCCATACTCTGCCTTTAACTTATATACTTCTACACGCCCTACTTTATCGGGAAGATTCACTACTTCATAGATAAGTTCATCTGCTTCAAAAAGCTTTCTAGCAATCCCTTTTAGTGGATCCTCTTTAGGTATACTTTCTATCACCTTAACTTCAACCGGGGCGTCGCCCATGCGTACTTCCCACAAATCACGACAAGCTTTTATAGATAGCGCCCTAATATCCTTTGGCACACCCCCAAGAGGATTAACATCATTATGTCCGCCACTAACAATGCCCCTTGGGTCAGTCCATCCAAATGAATAGCGCTCAGATATTTTGATACTCATCTGAACTCCTTTGCAATGTAGTACATGTAAGTATTGTGGTTAAACTTCAAGATGCCTTCATCTCTTAGCACACGACCAACATCTCGCATATCTTCGGATATAGATTCAACGTCTTTTAACTCTGCAAAACCGGTTGGAAAGAGTACCATCCAAAGTCCTAACAACGTGTCTACAGAAACGTCAATAAATGCTTTGTTTTTAACATCGTTGTATTTTTTTCTTATGGTTGTATCCATGTCAACCGGTTGTCTAGTGTATCTATTGTATTCATCATTAAACAGCTTAGCTAATCCCGGCTGTATCTGCGTGAGTAATTGTTGTCTACTGATTGCCATCACGCACCTTCCTTAAGGCGATACCAACCGTCATCAGCTTCTTCCATTAAATCATTTCTTCTTAAGCGCCAATACGCATCTTGAAAAAATTGTGCGGACTCTTGAACTATGGGTAAAAGGTCGTCATGAACCCACTGATCCCCATGCTTAGCTTGCCAAAGCGTGACGACCTGGGACAAAGGCATCATATATGCTTCTCGTTTATTAGGATTAAACGAATTAAAGGTTTGATTAAGTATTCCGCTTGCTATTGCATTTTTAGTTTGCACCAAAGACTTTGCTAATTTTGCTGCGTAGTCTTGCGCAATCGTGGGATCGTCTTCGAACAAATTGTTGTATATTTTTGCTTGCGTCGAGTTCATTGTTACTGTTTTTATTTTCGCCATTTACTTCTCCTTTGTTTTAATCTGGTTTCCTACATACAAACTTCGAGCGGTCTGTTAAGTAGTGTTGTTCTAGTTCGCTTACTGCTTTAAGTCTTGCGTAAACATATTTGTAATAGTTATCATGCTTAACTTCTTGAACGTCTACCCATTCGTTACCATACTTAGCCAACCACAAATTAACTAAGTCATTTATCTTCATGTCGAACTGCTCACATTTAAGTTCAGATGCAGACAAATCAAACTCAGGTATCTTTGGGGTTACACCAAGGGATTCTACAAAAGTATAAACAGGTGTTATGTTATTTACAGTTGTTCCTGTTTTTATCACTTGTTGTCACCTTGGTTGGTACTCTTGGGGCGCAGTCTTAAATTACCTTTGGTTGACTTCCCGCCTTTACGCAATGGCTTGATATGATCAATATCTTTACCACTTCTATCAATACCTAATTTGTCATACATCCTACGTGCACGTTGGCGTTCGTGTTGATCAGAGTCAGGCCCCGACTTGCCTGTTTCTAAGTCACGTTGGTATTCTTTTTTGTAATCACGTTTTTTAGTAGCCATTTTTAATCCTTTCTTTTGGTATTAAATTCACATGTCTTAACAGGACACCATCCACAAAGCGGGGTCTGTGTTGGGTTCCACACATCGTTAGTTGCACAGTCCATTAACTTGCCGTAGCGTTCCCTAAACTCCCACCACTTTGCGCCAGACTCCTCATGGGTCATGGATGTCTTAACCATATCATCTTTTAATACAAACATCAAGGCGGCGTTCACTTTTCTAATATGCGGATGTATCTTAAACACCATGCACGCCATAAGATCCAACTGATCCCTATCAGGATATTTGTTGCTACCTGTTTTCCAGTCAATCACCCATGCAGTTAAATCCTCATCGTCAATAATCAACATGTCCGCAATACCTCTTACCCAAACACGTTTATCAAACCAGTCGCATGGCTCAAGGTTTTTTGTTAAAGCCATTTTTGTTTCAGTTGACACCCGTCCTTTTTTTGCTTTGAGCTTGTCCACGATTGGGCGCATGAATTCAAACCGTTCGTCTAGTTCATGAGTACCTTTAATATAGTTCTCCACCGCTTTGTGTAGCAAGTTACCATACTTTACGGCTTCGGTTTCTACAAACGGATAGTTCTTTAGTATCTTGGTTTCATGATAACGCCTAGCGCATCCCTCAAAGTCTTTAAGTGATGAGTGTGACCAAGCGATTGGTTTGATATCCATAAGATTCCTAGTAGTTATTGATAATTTTCACCGGCATGCAAATACATAAACATAAGAAAAGCTTCTCGTGTACGTTGATCAGCAGTACAAGTCGGGAGTGTGTAATGTTCATCTTTAGGAGTTACTAAAACCCAAGCAGTTAAATTTGTCCCGAGCCACCCTATCTGTCTCTCTACTTTGTATTTCGCCAAGTCCATGAGCATATGCATTTCTTCCTCACCTAAATGCGCATATTTATGCTCATCGGGAAACTTAAATTTTTGCGGAGACGATGACATCTACCAACCTATCTGCAAACGCCCCAACGAAAAGTTCATTTGATTCTAAATCGTTACCCATATCCTTAAGAATAGCGTGAGTGATCTCATGCCAAAACGTGTCTGCTACCTCTCGTTCAGGATAAGGTTCACCAGTAGTTACACTATGCGTTGCAATCTCAATCAGCCCTTTGTGATAGTGAATCTGCCCCATCGAGTCTGAACCCGGTATGTGCTTGTGTATATTTACTTTGTACGTTTTCTTACCTATTGTGAATACTGTTGGTATTATCATTGCTTCTCCTTAATTCTTTGCTAGTCCATATCTGCGGTGTGCGCCACCATCGGCGTTGAGTGGTATACCGGGCAAATAGCTCGGCTCCATAGTCATCTGAGCCAAGACCCATGTCTTAGCTTCAGCCACTTCCTCATCAGGCACAACGCATATTAACTCGTCGTGCACAGTCCCTTTCACAGGATACCTCTTTTGTACCCTGAGCATACCATCCGTCATAACGATACGAGCGACACCTTGAATGATGTTGTTCGTGATTTTCCCTGCATATAGCTTCGTTGCATCTGCGCCGTACACCCAATGTGTTTTCTTGTCTTCATCTTTGATTTGGCGTAAATCAGGATACAAAAGCTTCATGCCGTTGGGCAATTCAATCTCGCCTTTGCGAAATATTATACACTTGTATTGCATCTCTTCACCATTAATAAGGCAACGAGACATCATCTCTGTGCACATCTCCCAGAAACTTACTACAGGTTGAGCCGTCCGTCTATAGATATCGATGATTGCCTTAGATGCTACACAATGAATCAGCAGTTCGCCGTCTGTACATGTGTGCGGGATGTCTGCCATCTTCTCTAGGTTCTCTTTGTTGTCCAAGAACTTCTCAACGTACTCTTTGTCGACCCCAAGCTTCTTCGCAAAGTCTTTCGTGTATCTGACTGGCGGAGCACCAAGAAAGCCCACGAGTAACTGCGTAGCGAACGATGCCCAACCGAGACCATACCCGCAACCCAAGAGCGCACTTTTTGCAGACTGCCGTAGGTCGGGATGCGATTCTTTACTAAGTCCTGGTATGTTAAACATCTGCGCACCGAACGAGGCGTAAGCGTCAGCGCCACTCCTGAAGATGTCGAGCATCTCTTCGTAATCGGCAAACCACGCAAGTACTCTCGGCTCAATCTGCGAGAGATCCCCCACGACCAACTGATAGCCTTCGGGAGCCATAATCGCTTTACGTAAGAACGACCCTCGTTTGAGGTTTTGCATATTGATAGCGGAGCCTTTGGACGCCGTCCAACGACCCGACTTTGCTCCGTAGTACGATAGCGGAACCGGTAATGCACCCCTTTGCGAAATATCAAGGAACCTCTGCGCCCGAGTTCTTTCGGTAGTCGACTTAACTTTAAGGCGTGCTTCACAAACGAGGGCAACATCTTCATTTTCTCCATTGAGTAGGGCTTGGAAGTGCGCATCATTTTTAGCAAGTGCAAGCGTTTGTTTGCCGGTTGTTTTGCTAATCTTTGTTGGGGGGTCGACTCCCAATGTTTTAAGTAGTTCTGCAAATTGTTTGTTCGAAGCGAGTGCAGTCTCATCCACGCCGAGCCTTTGTAATAGTCCTTCACGTTTATCCCTTTCATCCGTAAGTGCTTCAATTAACATGCGCTGATCCAGTTCCAATAAAGGTTCTGTATACATACGAAGTGTCATGTCTATGAGTCTGAGTTCCTTAATAGGATAGCCGTGTGCCAACCTCTCGTAGATTTGTTCACATAGGTATACGTCGTGTTTGCAATATTCTTCCAACTCTCGCTCAATATTGCGGTCATGAATTTCGTCGAGTCCATCTGTTGAATATACTGCCTTTCCCTTGGGAGGGAGTCCAAAATCTTCAGCCAATCGGGCAAGGGAATTTCCAACTTCCACGCCCCGTAAAGCTCGTGCCATCGATAAGGTGTCGAATATAAAAGCGGGTTTGATTCCGTATTTCCAACTGAGGATGGAGACATCGAATTGGGCGTTGTGGGCGAGGAGCGCCGTTTCCTTCCAGTTGTAGGTTGAAAGGATTCGAGGTAACTCATCACCTCGATACCATTGTATAGTTTTGTCTGAGCCGTAGTCGTGGAGACACGCCCCGAACGCTTTGAATCTTTTATCACGAATGTACTCCTCTGTTGTCATTTTACTTAATGTGTACTCTTTACTATCCCAACGTGTTTCAAAGTCCACAGTCACGATAGCTTTGTATGGTG